AACATAGTATTCTTTACCTTCGATATTAACATCTCTGTCATCGTATTCACCATATGATGTACCAGACACCCAAAGATTACGAGGTGTTGCGTAAATTACGTCATTCCCTTCAATCTTTTTCATAGCATACATGTTTTCCCATGCAGTATTGGTGGTGTAATCATTCTCGGCAGGTACATCTGGATTATTCTCATCGGCTAATCCATTAGCATCTAACCAAGCATGAGGTCTACCTAATCCAAGGTAATATGTGTCATTAGACATACTGTCAACAAACCTTTCAGTTGCATCTAATCTAAATTTGTTCGTTATAATTGCTGACATTTAATCTGTCTCCTTATGGTGTTGTTGTTTCGGTTATATCACAACCGATTTGTGTGTCTATACGTTTATTTATAACGTCTTCAAAAGTTAATGGACCGTATTCTTTCATAGCTCTAAAGTTAATAAACTTGGTATTGTCAAAGTGATCTACAAAGCCAAACTCATTACCAACGTTGATATCATATGTATATTCTTTTTCAACATATGATCCAGAATCAATAAATGATATTGTACTGTAAATTGTGTCGATGTAAATATTTCTTGGTAAACCAGAGTCTTGATAACCAGGTTGAACCTCATTATTAGCAGACTCCATCATGTTAATAAAGATTAAGATTTCACCGAAGAATATAAATCCTGCTGGGTGAATCAATCTTGTAAATGCACTCTTCCAATCATCAATGCTCTTACCAGTTCTCAATACATAAGAAAACTTCTGGTAAAAATACGAGTCTTGTATATACTTCTTATCTGATGCAAATCCATCAACAGTTGAGAATAAACCTTTCTTGTATACTTTAACTGTTGAACCGCTTAATAACTCTGTACCAAATCTAACATACCCAACATAGTTATCACCGCTTAAGTAATACCCAGGAACCCAATCCTCGTTTAATATGCCATCAACAAATATTAAATCGTCATCAACTTTTAGTGTAAACCCTCTATCATCCACTCCCTCGACAATTGATACATTGGAGGTTAGAGTGAATGAATATGCTTCAGCATGTTTAGAAGGATCATTTTTAATACTATCCTCAACACTAAACCATTTACCATCAGAAGGTATTAACATATCTTCTTTAGGGAAGTATATCTCTACTTCATCACCATAAATTAATTTAAAGAATGATTGAATAGATTCTGGTGTGCCACGTGATTTATAAAACTCAACTAAGTGTTTATAGAATATACGTGGGTCTGCATTAAATGATCTGGGAATTGGAACACCAATTTCATTTTGGAGCTCTTGTAGCAACTCCTCTTCAATCATATCAATATCACGTTGATGATCTAATTGATTTAAGTAAAACCCAGATTTATTCTTATGCTCTAAGTATAATGCATATACTTTAATAAACTCAACAAGCTCTGGATAATCCGTGACAATGTGTTCAGGGACTAAGTCATCTACAAATGAAGATATATTAAAATAATTCTCAGCCATCTTTAATTACTCGTTGTAGTGTAATCAATACCAGCAGTTGTACCACCAATTACCATTGTATCAATCTCTCCCACAATCTTAGCAGAGTTATATGATATAACAAGTAATTCGTTTCTCATTGGACTAATGTCGTTTGATGCTGGCTTAACAATAATGTTTAATTTATCTGTTAATCCAACAACAGTGTCTAAACTAAATCCTTCTAATACTACCTTACCTGTTAAGATATCAATGTGTCCTACCGTATGATTTAACACTTTGTTATTATTATTAACAATTTGGATAATGTTCTTAGCTTCTTCCGTGTTGAAGTAATCTTTCAATACACATATTTCACCATTATAAGTGAACTGTGTGGAAGTCATGTAGTTAATTGATGCGTGTAATTGTCCTAACGCTTGGTTGAAGTTAAATTCATAGTACCGTTCAGATTGGAGTACAGGGGTAAATGTCTGATGCATTGATATTCTAGTGATGTTAGACACAATAGCTATATTAGTATTATCAACATCCTGTAGTACATTAGAGTTTCTAAACACACCACCAAATGATTTCAAGTTTGCATTATTATATGCTGATAGCGTATCTCTAATTTGTTCAGCTAATGCTGCAGCTGTTGCATTAGATATGTTAGGGTTATACTTAAAGTATACTTCTAAATCAATGTATGTGTAATTAGGATCAACAAGAACTGGTGTAATTGATACAACGTTCTTTGGTTTAAGATGCACCCCAATAATCTCAGCTTTTTGAGTGGGGGTTAATACCTCACCGTCGAGAGGTTTAATTGAAATATACACCTTACCATAATCAGGTGGAATATTATCTTCTCCACCCCACACAGTCATTGTATCAACATTACCATATGAATTTTGAATAATTCCTTTATAGTCATCTGGTGTTACAGCTCTGTTTTGAGCAACAAATCCTAATGGAGCATTAAACTTAATTGAATCTGTACTTTCTGCTTTTGCTCCACCAGTAGCACTAGTAGTAGTTGTAATAATAACATCAGTATTGCCATTAATATTATCAGCTAGTGAAAACTGAGATGCTCCATTAATATCCGAAGCACCAACTGTTAAGTAGTTCACTTTAATAATATTACCTGGAGTCAATCTCTTACCAATAACACCATCACCAAATTTAAGCTCATAAAACCCACTTCGTGACTCTTCTAAAAAATATGCAGTCGAATCTGAATCAATATTAATAATATTTGGAATATTTGCAAATGTTTCATACTTAGAAGAGGTAGAACTTTCGTATACTTCAACGACTAGTGTGTCTGTGTTAACAAAGTTATCTTGTAATAAGTAATGCTCAAACCCAGTCTCGTCGTAAATATATGAACGATTATTTAACTGGCCTTGCAATAGTTTTACATTTTTAAATACATATTTACCATCAGCATCTCTTGTGGTTGAATGTACAGAGTCTGATATTAAAGAATGGGTTACTGAATTAATAGTGGTAGTGAATATTGTACCACGATTCATACTTAATGGAAGATAGTTGCCATCATCATCTTGAACATTAATAGGATTAACCATTTCAACATCGACAAATGCCGTACTAGGTTTAGTTGATCTTGGAGTGTACCCTAATAACTTAGCATGTGATACGACACTTTCTCTTAACTGTGCGGTATCTAAGAATGTTTCATTCAGGGCAAAATTAGCATTAACCGAGTTAATATGAGTAATGTATGACAACACATCAATCATAGTGTTCATTGCAGACCCTTCGAAGTTGTAGTCTTGGAAATCTCCTGGCTGTTCCTGCATGTATGATATCAGATTAGATTTAAGTGTATCAAAATCTAATTCAGATGCATTAATTCTTCTATTAGTTGCCATTATCGTAATCTCTCTAGTGTTGTTGAAATATCCATTGATGAATTTGTACCTATAATTTGAATTGTTAATGTTATTTGCACGTCGTTCCTATCCGGGAAAGTCTTTACATTAACATTTAATACTTTAACTCGGGGTTCATCATTTGCAATTGCATTCTTTACCTGACTAGCAATCATCGAAGCGGTAACATAATTAATATTCTCAAATAAATAAGACCTCAAATTTGCACCAAAGTATGGATTGAAAGGTCTCTCTCCATGGTTGGTTCTAAGTATATTTAATACACTTTGTTTAACTGAATTGATACCTTTCTTGGTAGAAATATCTCCAGTATTAGGATTTAGTTTATAGATAAAATCTATATCTGAGTACTGATTTTGAAATGCTATTTGGGCCATATATGTTATTTATACAATTATTATACGTTTGGTGCTGTAGATGTAGTTCCAGCATGACCAGACACACCTGATGTGTGAGTGTGAGTATTAACTGATACGCCATGATCAGTATTAACATCCTTACCTACAGATAATTCACCATCAATCCTAACATCACCCGTAATCTGAGTAGTAGGACAATCTAAGGTAGTCTTACCTAATACCTTAGCCGCAACATCTTGCAATACGGTTAAATCTACATGACCATCTACTAAACCAGTTAAGTTGCCTTCAATGTGTAAATCAATATTACCAGTATTCTCAGCAGGGTGATGTATACTAATACCATCTTCTTCTGTTACATGGTCATCAAGATTGGCACCAACTCTCATAGCGATGTTACCACGTACCTCTCCATTGACATCACCATGCACTAAAAAGTCTAGGTTATTCCCTATGTTAGCTGTTACATTACCAGCAACTGACAAATTAACATCCTCACTTACGATAATGTTTACATTGCCTTTAACTTCTATTGTATCATCACCTAAGATTAACTCATAGTTATCAGCAACAACCCTTTCAATTTTAGAACCACCAGGTTGTACTTCGTAATAAGTACCTGAGTTATGTCTCTCTCTAATTCTTTGTGATCCAGGTGTATCGTCATACTCTTTAATGTGACCACTCTCTGATTCATATACATGGTTATATGGATAAATAGGTGCGTATGCTGATCTAGGTTGGTATTCCCCCTGAACTTCATAGTCATTTGGATCAGGATTGCCTCTAGTTCTTAAATTGTTATCTTCTTCATTCTGGTTTCTAGGATATTGCCCTGAAGGATCTGTAAATCCAAATTCAGAAGGAACATAATCACCTGATATGGTAGGAAGCGATCCCATTATCAAGAACGCTTGCAAGTTGGTATCGGTAAACGTACCAACAACCCACGATCCTTGTAATAAGAATGTAGAGTGTCCCACCCCAGATATACTAGGAGTTGTGGTACCGGCCATAACTAATGCCCAAGGCAAGTCTGCCGTGGGGATTACATTTCTATCCTTAGTGTGAACATTTACCACACGTACCTTAACTCTACCTAATTTCTTTGGGTCTTGTATATCCTCAACCACACCGTAATATAATTCCATAATCTATTCCTTGG